ATCAATAATACCTCTGAGGATGAACATAAAACTGTTGGTAATGCAAGTGTAAGATACTATACAAAACCCGTTGAACTAGAAGATGGTCAGGAAGCAGAAGATCTAAAGGTATTCTTAACTTCATATAAACCAGTTGGAACTGGAGTTAATGTGTATGCAAGGATTATCAATCCGGAAGACAGTCAAGATCTTGAAGACAAAGATTTTACTCCTTTAACACAGATTACACCGTCAAGTACATTCTCTGACTCAGTTGACAGAACAGATTTTAAAGAATTTGAGTTTGGGTTTAGTGCTAACACAGATGGTCAAGGATTCTTAACAACAGCAAACTCTCACGCACGACTAAATAGTTCGGATAGTGATATAGTAAGTTATCGAGCATCGGATGGTTCGATTTACTCAACCTATAAAACATTTGCGATTAAGATTGTCATGACCAGTAATGGAACAAATATTGTTCCCTTGGTGAGAGATATGAGAGCAATTGCTCTTCAGAAGTAATGAAATTAAAAGTAAAAGATTATGAAAATTTAGTAAAAGATACGACTACACATGCGGTGTTAAATACAGATATGACATCATTGCAGTCGTATAAAAAGCATAGAGAAAAACAAAAACAAAGGGATAATGAAATTGAGCATCTAAAAGAAGATGTTGCTGAAATCAAAAATATCCTTCAACTTTTGGTAGAGAAGATTAAATGACAATAACAGTCTCAAATACTAACCTAAACAACAGTTTTGATACATGGAGAAGAACGACTAACTTCATTGCGACTGTTATTAGTAACAATGTGGTTACCGTAAACCCACATGGATCTGCTGATCGAAGTGGGAATGCAACTGGTAATGGTATGGTTGAGGGCACATTTGCCGCTACTGTGTTTAGAACTCCACAATTACAAGGGGGTAACACAGCATATCGTGGTGATCTTCTTATCTCTACAAACACAACGATTGGTGACGCTACTGATACGAATCCCGCAAGAGAGTTTATCGTATATTCAAACACGACATTTCACAGTAATGTTGATTTCAATACAACTGGTTCTGATAGAATTATTATGGGAGACATCTCTCGTATTCGTGTTTCTGGAGGAAGTCAAGGACAATTCTTAAGAATTACTACACAGACAGATACACCAGAATTCAAATCACTAGAATTACGTGATATTACAGATATGTCAACCAACTCTGCACATATTATTCTGTCTGGTGCTAACTCGATATTTAGTGATACTGGTGATTCCACACACTTAATTTTTGGTAGTGGTAATGATCGTGCTCATATGTATCTTGCAAAAGGGATACTTAGTGGTGACTCTGATGTATATCTTAATCTTGTCGCAACAGATGATGGTTCATCATTCGTCGTAGCAGATAGTTCAAATACTGCGGCGCACAGTTTCTTTGCAGATGGTACGCAAACAATCACTGGACGCATCACATCCGCAGGTCTCACTTCTTCTGCAACAATCCTCGGCGATTCAGACGACACTGTTGACATTGGATCATCTTCATTAGAATTTAAAGATTTATACCTAGATGGGGTTGCTTACTTAGACACTCTATCTTTATCATCATCCGCAGGAGAAGGTGTAGACACAGATCTCGTTCCTACCGCAGACGGCACAAAAAATATAGGGTCTGCTACCTACGAATGGAATAACGCATACTTTGACGGAACAATACAGACCGATGCTCTCCAAGTTGACGAAGGTGCAACCGTATCTGGGCAAACAGATTTAAATGGTGATGTCAATATTGGTAATGCAGACACCGATACATTGACGATCACATCAAAAATTGACTCTCATGTTATCGGTGCCACATCGGGAGGTACTGACAGGCATCTAGGATCAAGAACAGAAACTTGGTCAAGAATGTATGCGAATTCGGTATTTGTCGCAAACACATTAATTGCAAATACTACTCTCACCAACGAAGTCAAAATTTTAGAAAATGGAAAACTATTCGCAAATAATGCTTTAGGTGATGGAGAAGTTCGAAACGTTAAACTTGAAAATGATCATTATACCATTGCAACAAACGGCAGTGGATCAGGTTTCGATGTCCATTTAGGTGATACCTTTAGTTTTGATCAAGGACAAGGTATTAATGTTACATTGTCCGCAGATAAAGTCACCGTCGCAGGTAAAAACGCAACCGCATCACAAAAAGGTGTCGCATCATTTGATAGTGGTGAGTTCTTAAGCACATCTGGTGCTATTACTCTTGCTGATAGTGCGACTGGTGCTGTTCTTGCAATCTCAGGTACATCAAACGAAGTTGATGTCTCACGCACAAATGGTACAGTCACAGTAGGATTACCAAACAGTGTCACTATTACTGAAGCACTCACCGCAGGTAAAGCAAAAAATACTGGAGTTACTCCATCAAGTTCTTTAGTAAAGGGTCAGTTTACTGCAAATGGTAATGTGGTTACTATTGGTCAAGATAGGACTGCGGTCTCTAATAAATCAGCTCGCAGAGCATTATTTGACAATGGTGGTCTTACAACTTTAAATGTTTATGCAAACACTGTATTTCATGATGAAGTATCTTTGACCACTCCAATTACATCTACTGGTGCAGGTACTTTTGGAGCACTTACTGCAACTGGAGACACAAATCTCAAGGGCAATATGATCTTTGGTGATGCAACTTCTGATACGATTACAGTAACTGGAAGTTTGATTTCTGATGTGTTGGTAAGTGCAGCTAATAGATCATCTCTTGGTGGTGAAGGAACTGATTTCCATAAAGTTTATGCAAACTCTAGCATCGATTTCAGAACAAATCAAAGTGGCACTGATGCGAGTGTATTTGAAGATGTAGAACTTGTAGTACATCGTGGAACGCATGAAGACGGTGATGCAAAACTTATTTGGGACGAATCAGAAGATTATTGGGCATTGAATGGTGCAGGAACTTCTGGAAAAATTCTCACCAGTGGCGACAGTGGTCTTGGAACCACTGGTTTAGACTTAAATGATCTCACTGTTGCCGCACCTGCAAGTACGGATTTGATTGCATTCTATGATGTGTCTACGTCATCAACAAGAAAAGCAACAATCGCAAACGCGGCATTACAAGGTGTAAAAGGTCAAAAAGGTGATGATGGACAGAAAGGTCAGAAAGGCGAAGTTGGACAGAAAGGCCAGAAAGGCGAAGTTGGACAGAAAGGCCAGAAAGGCGAAGTTGGACAGAAAGGTCAAAAAGGCGATGACGGTCAAAAAGGTCAAAAAGGCGATGACGGTCAAAAAGGTCAAAAAGGTGAAGCTGGCACTAATGGAACTAATGGTACAAATGGTGCTAAAGGTCAAAAAGGTGAAGCTGGCACTAATGGAACTAATGGTACAAATGGTGCGAAGGGTCAAAAAGGTGAAGCTGGCACTAATGGAACTAATGGTACAAATGGTGCTAAAGGTCAAAAAGGCGAAGTTGGACAGAAAGGCCAGAAGGGAGAAGGTGTAACTGGTGAAAAAGGTAATCAAGGTGATCCGGGTGTTCTAGGTATCTCAGCAGGAAATGGAATTGATATTTCTGTCTCAGGTGTGGTAAGTGTTGAGACGGATTTGGTTGGTGATGTATGGGTGATTGGTCGTGATAACAATGACAAGTATAACATCGGAACAACTCAACATAACTGGTATCTTGATGGTGCTGAAGATATGCGCCTATCGAACAATGGACAGTTGGATGTCGAAGGTTCTGTTGTCGCACATTCATCAACAGTCTCTGACATCAATCTTAAAGAGAAAATCGAGAAAGTCACCGATGCAATCTCTAAGATACAGAAACTTAACGGTTATACCTTCAACTATAAGAAAGATGGTCGTGCGGGTGCAGGTATCATCGCACAAGAAGTTGAAGAAGTTCTGCCAAGTGCGGTTCAGAGAACAGAGATTCTAGGACATGAAGGAGAGCACCTTATCGTTGAATACGATCAGTTGACTGCATTGCTTATCGAGTCGATTAAAGAACTCAAGGCAGAAATTGATGAATTGAAAGGAAAGTAAGAAATGGCAGGAAAGGCAAATATAGAAGTCGATCAAGGTGCTGATTTTGAAACTACAATTACAGTAAGAGATACCAATGATGTTTTGAAAGATCTAACTAATCATACTGGTTATGGACAAATTAGAAAACATTACACTTCCACTACTGCTGTTAACTTTACGATTACTTTTGAAAATCCAAGAACGGCAGGACAAGTAACATTGTCTTTGACTCGTGCTCAAACCGCTGCAATGGAAGCAGGTCGTTATGTTTATGATGTCGAACTCACTGACGAGGACGATTTTAGGACACGACTTGTCGAAGGAATATTAACAGTTTTGCCTCAAGTAACAAAAATTTCATTAGATGACAGTGTGTAATTGGAGAAAAGAAAATGTCCGATTACAACATAAAGTTTAGGTCTACAAAAGGGATCAATGCTACATTTGAATCCCCAGAAACAATAACACTTAAAAATCTTCCAGTAGATAAACAGTTAACGACTCTTAATGATGTAACAAACACTGCTCCAATTCGTCATGGAGATGTGCTAACTTACAATCCAGAATTAAATAAATTCATTTATAGCTCCGGTAATGTTATACGAGACGCAAACAATCAGTTTGTGTTTATTGGTGATGCACTACTTCCTGCGGTTGGTAGGAGTGTAAGTTTAGGAACATTTGAGAGACCCTTTGCGTCTTTGTTTGTTACTGGTAACACAGTATCGATTGGTAATCTAAATTTATCGGACACTGGAACCGGAACGGTTGCAATTTCTCAGACCGAAGCAAATGGTAATATTACTATTGCGAGAGAAGTAAGTTTTATTTCAACTGCAAACTTGATGACATTTGGTACAGATGTTGGAAATGTTGAATTTGATTTAACAGATGGTGCAGTCACAGATTTAAATGGCAATACTGTTGTTTCTGACATGCTAGACAAACTCAATGAGTGCATGTTAAATGTATACAAAGATACCTTTGTAAGAAATGTATCTTTTACTTCAGACCTCACTCAAGCAGGTATTGGAACTCCAATCACTCTCACGATTACTACAGAACAAGGTACACCAAATCAGTATGATGTTTCTTGGGGAGATGGGTCATGGTCAAATGGAATAACAGACTCAACACCAACACACACCTATACAGATAATACAAATTCACCAATGAGTGTTTTTGTAGAAGCAAGACACACAGATGGTGAAGGCGCAGGTAGTAACTCGACTTTCACACGAGCAGACTACATTACTATTTTCACCACAGATCCGATTGCAGGATTTGAACTTTATCAAGTCTCTAGTGGTGGTTCAATTATTACTGAAGCAAACACTACTGAACCAGTGTATATGGAAAACACTACAACAGAAGTTCCAAACACCGTTGCAACTGCAACGTTCACTATGGATTGGGGGGACTCTTCTACTGACACAATCGCAAGTAAAGTTTCGGATGGTGGACCTCAAGGAGATCGTCTCGCACATACTTATACCTCATCTTCTGGTACAGGACTATTCACTCTTTCCTTAGATGTTGATTCTTTAAGTACTGCAACTCCGGGCATTTTCCCTATTACTGAGACTCAGACACTAAAAGTATTTGACATTGCGATTGCCGCACCAAATGATATTACAACTAAAACCATATCATGGTCAAACAGTTCTACTGGATCATCACCAAAACTAGCATTTGGATTTACGGAAAATTCAACAGGAAAATCAGCAGGGGATTCGATATCTTCATCCTTTCCTCGTATAACCTCTGGTACAGTATCAACAAGTGCGATGTCAACATATTTTCATACCACTGGAAGTATTACGCAACAAATAAACGATACCTCAACTGGATCACCTACCGTTGACGAAGAGAATGTAGATTTTTACAATTACAACGCAAGTGGCACCGCGGTGTCCGCATCTCAAAGAATTTATGCTGAAGGATTATATGAAACAGGTGCTAAAGCAAGAGTTTCGTATGACATTACTACTGGTGCTAGTGGTGTTAACAAAGCAGAACTAGTTACTGACGAAGGCAATTCCAATGAATTGTACTATGTGTATGATGCAATGACCTCTTCACCCGTATTAGATGTGAGTAGTGCAACTGTTACAGAAGGCACTGGTAATTATCGTTATGTGTCTGGTGTGCCATTCTATGATGATAATTCCACTCTGGTAATTGGTGGGGTAACTATGACAAACATAAGTGGTGAGACATATTATGGTGCGTCAAATCCATATTCGATCAGTTCGGTCAACGCAGATCCAATTGATGGTACTGAGGATGATGTTACTGGATCAATTATTAGTTCTACAGACTTTGATCATCAAAATTTGATTCCTTCTGCAAACCGAAGTAGCAATATTCCAAATGTGTCTGTCACGAGTGCAGTCTCTTTGGAAGATGCAACAGTAACCGTATCAAGTTCTGCGAGAAGAGTTGGGCAGTTTACATATACTGGAAGAAATGTCAATGGATCGGATACAGAAACGATTTCTTCTCCCTACATTTTAGTACACAGCACAACTCCTCCTTTTGACGAAACTGCAATCTCAGTTTCTGATAGTTTAGGTTCTGGATATACAACAGACGCAACTCGTTTGACAGGATTCACTGGTGCGACACCATCTTTTGGTGCATCCACAGACTTTTACACCGACAATGCATGGTCTGGTGCAGTAACAGTTGCAGGTACCGACGAAGCAATCTTTTGGTTAGGAACATTAAAGCATTTTGACGATGATTTGTCAACAGGTTATTTGCCAGTCGGTCCAGATTTAGCAACTGGTCGTTCCGGTACACAGTATGCACGATTCGCATTTAAACGATCTGCGGTGTCCAATATTAGAGTTAGGTTAACGGGCAAAGTTTCTGGATTCTTTATCGCGTCACCATCTACTGCTATCGATTCTGCGTCTACAATTAATGGATGGTTGGATGCGTCTGCACAATACGCAGGTTCTGGTGTTCCGGGTGCGGACACTAGCAATGGTGGTAACGGATCAAATGGTTGTGCATTTACTGGTGGTGATATTATTGTGGATGGCACGACTTACAGTAACCAAACATTTGATTTAACATTAGGAACTGTTTCTTCCACAAACTCTTTCGAAAATCAAATTTTGATTTCCATTGCACTAAATAGTGATGACTTTATCACATCACTATCTTTTGAGAGCACCTAAAATGGCCATAACAGATTCGTCAAAAGTTGATTATCTTTGGAAAAAACTAGGATATGGTGCGTCTAAGACAGATACTAATGCAAGAAAAAAAGCACCTAACGAGGCAATCGTATCTCCACTGTTATTGAGAGGTGACAAAGTTTGGGCACAAGCAGGGTCAATTCCTACTGTCATCCCTACTTTAACTTCATCAATTGTACAAGTATACCTTGGCAGTAATGCAGTAGAAACTACCGAAGACGGAACCGCAACCTCAAATAGAACATGGTTAACAAATTCAACAGATTGGATACCTCCAGAGTTTGGGTCTACTTATCAAGTTAAAGTTTATATCGATAACTCCGGAGCATCTGATCCTACAAGCACAGGGACTCAAATATTTGCAACTGGTTCTGGTAATGATGATGAATGGTTTTTTGATTATCAGTCTGGCGTTTTGCATTTTATTGGAACTAATTTACCATCGTCTTTAACCGGATCAAAGGTAATACATATTTCTGGTGCAAGATATATTGGCACATTGGGAGTTTCTAATACAGATATTGTATCCGCAACAACAATAACATCAAATACAATTACTAGCAATGTAATGGTTGCACAGACAATATCTACAAATACAATTACAACCAATACTATAACTGCAAATGTTATTACTGCAAATACATTAAATTTAGAAAACCCTCTGGAAACACAGTACGGAGGAACTGGTTTGGATCAGTTTACTCAGAATGGAATCTTGTTTGCATCTGATGCAACAACTCTTTCCTTTGTTACAGGAACCACTGGAAAAATTATGCAGATAAATAGTAGTGGAGAACCTATATTTGATGATTTGAATGGTGGGGATTATAGTTAATGTCAGATGATTGGTATGATGCCGAAGAAATTAATAAATTATACAAAGAATCACATACAGCAACTATTAAAGAATTAAATGAAATGGTCGTTATGTTGAGGACAAAGGTTGCGATTTTAGAAAAGCAATTGCAAGATCAAATTGATTCATCGGGAGATGCAATACCCCATCATGTAACGGTAAAAATTAAACAGTTAGAAGATATTAATAAAGGATTAAAGGCAGAGTTAAAAGAACGTGATAATGTTCATGTTCCTCGTTACTACGAAAACGAATTTACTAAACTGTTAAAAGAAAGAGACGAGTTGCAAAAAGAAGTTGAATTTTATAAAGCAAAAGTTCCGGTTCAAATTGTTATAAATAGAGAGAACAAAGAAAAACCTACCCGCAAAGGCGGCATACCAAAATAATTAAAGGAGTGCTCTAATGGCATCTATCATTAAAATTAAACGCAATGCTACGGCAGATGCAGTTCCCGGAAGTCTTGAGGTCGGGGAATTAGCAGTCAACCTATTTGACCGAAAGCTATTTGTAGGTAATACGACAGGTGTCACTGCAATTGGCGGTGAAGATTTCCGACTTACTGTCGACGAAGGAACGACTTCTGGTGATGGTGCATATCTCAAACTTCTTGGAGATAGTGTACTTTCAACCAACTCGGTACTCCTCCAAGCAGGTGAAGGTGTCGATGTAACACTTCAAGGCAACGGTTCGATCCTTTTCGCAGGTGAAGACGCAAGTGATTCCAACAAAGGTATTGCTTCATTTAATTCCACACACTTTTCTGTTACAACTGGTGCAGTAGCTGCGGCAGATATTACTCTTTCTAGTGATAATGGAGATGCAGCTGCAACACTCGGTGAAACATTTACCATTTCTGGTACTGCAGGTGAGATTGCAACATCAGCAACTGGAACCACAGTCACAATTGGATTGCCAGATGATGTAACTGTTACCGGACAGTTAGATGTCTCTGAAAACGTTGTTGCGGTAGGAAATGGTCAATTTGGTGGGACACTTGATGTAACAGGTGCGACGACACTTTCTACTCTTGATACTTCTGGTGTGGTCAATATAAATGACACAACAACTTCAACATCTTCTACCACTGGTGCTTTGATTGTTGATGGTGGTGTCGGTGTCGCAGAAAACTTAAATGTCGGTGGTGATCTTAGAGTCACTGGTGACACGGTTATTGATGGCAACCTTAATGTTGAAGGTGCATTGACATACATCAGTACATCAACTGTTCAAGCAGATGACTCGATGTTTAAACTTGCCGCAAACAACGTTGCGGATACAGTCGATACTGGTATCTATGCAAAATATGTTGTTTCTGGTAACAGTGCAGTTCAATATGCAGGTTACTTCCGTGATGCAACTGACGGTATATTTAAGTTCTATACTGGGTTGGATGTTGAACCGGGATCAACTGTTGATACATCAGATACTGGATACGGACTAGCACAAATCGATGCAATCATCGATGGTGGCACATACTAAATAATTGAATACGGGGAGTATATACTCCCCTTAACTTTGTTCCTTATATAAGGGTTTTGCAGAATGGCATCTATTGTCAAAATTAAACGCTCGGCCGTCCAAGGTCGTGCTCCTACCATTAGTAATCTAGAAACAGGAGAACTCGCTCTCAATACAAGAGACGGTAAACTGTTTTCTGCAAACTCTACAGCAGTATTTGAAGTCGGTGCAAACGTAGAATCCTCTCACGTTGGCACTCTTACAGTTGGTAATACTTCCCCTTATACCTTTCCTGTTTCGGACGGTACAAATGATCAAGTACTTGCAACCGACGGAAACGGAAATTTAATATTTAAAGCACAAACTGGTGGTGCAGTACCTTCAACACTAGTAAATTCATCATATCATTTTACCGCAAACACTAATCAAACTACCTTTAACGGAACTGATAATCAAGGCACTACTCTCGGTTATGATATCGGAAGAGTAAATGTTTACTTAAATGGTGTTCGACTCTACGCAAATGTCGACTTTACTGCAACGAATGGATCATCTATTGTATTAGCAGATGGGGTTTCTAATAACGATTTGCTTACAGTTGATGCAATTGGGTTTGCTCCTAATATTGTATTGGATGATGAAGTAGTTATTTCTGCAAACACCAGAACCTCAACATCAACCTCAACAATCATTTTGGATACCTTCAGCAAAGGTGATATTGCATCGGCACAATACAATGTGCAAGCAAGGGATGCTACAGGAGTTCATTTTACAACTGTAAATGTTGCTCACCATGCAAATACATCGTTTTTGACGGAGTTTGGTACGATCATAAGTAATAATTCATTGATGACCTTAGATGCAGTGATGACTCCCACATCACTAGATTTTAAAGTTACTCCATCCAGTTCAGGTGTGAAAATCACATCGTGCAGAACAAGTTTTAAGGTGTAGATTATGTCAAAATCAAAAGCAAGACAACTCGCAGATGTTCAACCTGCAATATATGGCACCGATGGTGTGTTGTCTGTTACTCGTAAAAATTATACATCGAGTAATACTGACCAACAAGTTATTGATCGTATAAATAGTTCGACAAGTAATACATTCGTATTTCATGTGAAAAGTTATAGTGGTACTGATAGTCACCTCGCATCATTGAATGTGATCGTTGAGGGAGTGTCCGCATACTTAACGGAGTATGGTGATGTAAGAACTGGTTCTGCATTGTCGACTTATGATATTAATATTTCAGGTGCAAATGTCGAATTGCAAGCAACACCAACTAACGCAGTAACAAATTATACTATAGTAAGGATTAATCTATAATGGCAAATATAACACTCCCAGAAAATCCTGTCAATGGTCAAAAGGTAGTGCTTGGTACAAAAGTATATCAGTATAATTCTACCACATCTCGTTGGATTTCTCGTAAAATACAGACCTTGGGAACTTTGACTACAGACTTTACTGTGTCATCACCAACTATTACTCTTGCAAATAACAATGTAACTGTAAACGCTGCAACAAATAACTTTATTAACTTTTCTGTTGATAAAGATGCGAAAATATCTATTGACAATCAAACAACGAATGCAACTGCTGTTTTATATACTGCAAACAATACTCTCAAAATTGATGCGACTGCGAATCCTCTTGAAAATGGAATTGTTGTAATATCTGCATTTGATGGTAGGAATACTACGACTGCAAACTTTACATTTACGATTGACAACGATCCTCCATTCATTTCTATTCCACAAAGTTCTTATACTCTCGCAACGGATGGAACAGCAATCACAGTAACCGCAACAGCAACAGACCCAGAGAATCAACCGTTGACATACAGTGCGACTGTTTCTGGTGATACCGCTGCGATTGCTTCTGTCACTAACAGTGCGAATGTCTACACGATTACACCATCTACGAATGACAACAATGGCGGTACTGCAGTTGTTAGTTTCACAGTTACAGATGGTGTTAATGTCAAGACTGCAAATGGTAGTTTCACACTTACCTTCCCACCAGATTTTACAACATTCTCAAGACAAAGTACAGTCCTTACCCCTCCGGCTACATATGGGTATGATAGGTATGGTGGATCAGTTGCAATGACTGATATTAATACCATTATTGCCGCACACTCTTTAAGTGACAGAAATTCTTTGGCAAACGCAGGTGATGTTGTCATCAATGAATGGAGTGGAAGTAATTGGA